GTTCTGTAGCTGTTCGACCTCAAAGGCAGTCTTCTCACCGGGGGTACGGATACCCATAGCCTGACGAGGAGCACCAGCCATCTCTTCCATCTTGTCTTCTAGTGCTCTGATCTGGAAGTCAGCATTAAGAGCAGTAGCATCAGGAACAAGGTAGGCTACGTCACCTTCTTCACCCATGTAGATACGGCTACCGGGTGCATAGTCAAAGTCCTCCACATCGCCTCTGATCTTGGTGATGGGATAGGCAATCTGGTCGAATACGTCAGCCTTAAGGTTCTCTAGGTGGTCAATGCGGTATTGCATACCGACAAGGTTATCCAGAGGTCCCATGGCGTAGATGTTATCAGGACGTTCTCTCCAGCCAGCATGGAAGATAGGAGCCTTACCGGACCATGCAGGTTGCTCTACGTTCTCTAGAATATAGGCTCTATCGACAACAGAGATGATTCTATCCCTCATGAGCATAGAGTTGCTATAGTCGTAGATGTCTCCGTAGAAGGTTAGAATCTCGACATAGTTGGAGTCGTAGTAGTTCTTGATATCCGTAAAGCCATCAGCAGTGTAGGCATTGCCTTTAGACACATCTGCATCACCACCTTTGACAGCATTACGGGCATAGATCATCTTGTCAAAGATAGCTTGGTAGGCAGTGTTACCAGTATCCTCAATCATCTTCTTGACTTCACCCAGAGTCATAATGGACTTGATGATCTTGGGGGTTTTGCTAAACTCAGCAGCAGAAGGATTGAAGCAGATGTCATAGGGGCTGATACGTACCAGCTTAGGACCTACGTAGTCCAGTACTTGTTGGCCATCAGCCTTCTTACGGAAGGTCTTCTCAAACTCTACGGTAGCAAAGCAGTTACCGTAGATGATGTAGTCTTGGACAAGCTTGGAGGCAACAGTGGTAAAGTTGGACTGTCTGATCTTGTTATCCATATAGGCTTGGATAATATCTCTTTTGAGCTTAGTCCCAGACTCCTTGTCCAGAGCCTCCCACTTCATCCACTTGTTCTGAGGGAACAGAGTAGCCATGTAGTTGGCATGGAGGTTATCACTGATCTGAGTCAGCTTAGGAGTAGTGGTCGTATTAGACCAAGGCAGGATAGCATTAGAAGTCGTCTTAGTAGACGTTGCGTAAAGATAGTTACGCAGTTCCTTTTTCTCTTCAATCCATTTAGAGCGGTAGCTATTCCATTCCATCCATTTATTAGCAATCTCAGTTGCCAATATCTCTGAGTGGATGATGCTCTCGATGTCTAAGACAGTACCAGCCATTAAGCAGAACCATACCTTTTATAGCCCATGCTGTCTTTAGAGGGCTTTTTGTTTCTTTTAAGTTGCTCCTTCTTCATCTGAAGGGGAGTCATAAGCTTACCAGTACGATTGGCTTGAGGCTTTGGGGTAATAACCTTACCAGTAGCAGTCTGTTTAGGCTTAGGTGTACCGGGCATTAGGCTGCTCCTCTGAATTTGAATGCTGACCAGTCAATGTTACTTCTTTTCTCAGAACCAGTGTTCTTGGTGGGTTTGACAGAGATATCAATGGCGTTAGCAAAGGCATCAATAATATCGTCATGGGCTGGTGGCTAGTTCTTCTTCCAGAGTTTGACACTCACCACCTTTGTAGTGCCAGATGTTACCCATGTCATAACGAGGTTCAAGGATAGCCATGATTCTCTCTGACTTGGTTTTAGACTGAGGACGGTGTTCATCAATGGTGATAGCCAGACCGTTATCTCTTACCATCTCTTTTATTTGTCGAACAATGACGGCTTGAGCAACCGTAACTTCTGCTCTAAGTTTTCTAAATCCCCACTTATTCGATAATTGGAGTAGATGCTCAAAGTATTCACTAATACGATCAGTACGAAACCGATCAATATCCAAGACGAAGATTTGGTTTTCACTGTCGATGCCTACCACAACGATAGCAGTATAGTCAGCCTTCTTGGAGAGACTGAACGCAAAGTCTACCGCAGCAAAGACATTAAGACGCTTGCCTCGGAAATACCAATAGCCACCTTCTTGGGTCAGGAACTTACGTTCATAGTATTGGAACTTGTCCTTGGTAACCGGAACGTTGTCTGGGTCAGATGGGTCATTGTAGTACTGTGCTCTAAACTGGCCACGATCAAGATACTGACCCCTCTTCTTGGCTAGAATCTTCTGATCAAAGCCAAACCATTTATCTCCTCTTTTGGAAGATTGTCTAGGCCACAGAAACTCTCCGGTTCCATCGCCTCGGGACTCTACAGTCCTCTCGTATACTTCGTAGATACTCTCTGAGCCAACAAGGTCTCCTGCTTCATCAAAGGAGTCTTGAGTCATAGCCATAAGCTCAGAGTATAAATCACTAGGATGGTATCTTGTACCGACAACCCATTCCCTAGCATTAGCGCCTTCAATAGATGACAGAAGAGAATACTGGCTCTTGACCTTCTCTCTGCCTTCTTTGGAGTAGGCATTCTCGTAGATAACCACATCGTCCATAACAGCGATGTCACAGTGCATACCAGTAATCGTGGTAGTCAGACCAGCAGTAAAGACGGAAGGGTCTCTGACGTTCCACTGTTCACGAGCAGGGTGGTCAACCATAATCTCGGAGTTAGTCCACTTCTTACGTTTACCTTCATCAGCATTGACCATATCAGGCCAGTAGCGACGATAAGTAGGGGAAGTCATGATGGACTTCATAAAGGAGAGTTGCTTCTCCGCAAGGTTCGCTGTAGCTGAAATGTACAGAACTCTAAGGGTGGGGTCCTTGGTTAGTTCCCAGACAACACGGTAGGCCACTAGACGGGACTTCTGGTGGTCACGGGGGAAGAGTAGGAGTTGGTGGGTAGAAGCCTCAGGACGATACCACCACTTGATAACTTCTTCATGACATGCACCAAGGACTTGCTCAGGAGCAACCAGCTTGATGAAGGTAAGCAAATCTGCTTCCGCAGCTTCCTTCAGTTCATTAGCAAGTCCTTTAGACATTAGTTGATAACGCCTTCTTCTTTAAGTCTCTTGAGGTCTTGTTGGATGGTTGAGTCACTAAAGGCAGCTTCAGCAGAATCAGAGGTAAGCTTCTTGTTACGTTTACGTTCCATAGCATTACCAGACTTCCAAGGCTCTTCGATCAGATACTTGGCAGCAGTGAAGCTGGATTTACCATTAGTCTTGACTTCGTTGATAATGGACTTGAAAGCATCACGCTTACGGATGGTAGCCGCAATGAATCTCCACTCTTGAATATGTCTCTGGAACCAAGTAGCTTCGGTAAGACACTGCCAGAAGTAGATATCACCGAAGACTTCTTCTGCAAAGGTGACCTCGGAGGGATCGTCAACACAGTGAGCGATATAGAGTTTAAAGAGGCAGACCTTTCCATCCTTGCCGTTCTTATCGTAAGTAAGCAATCCATCAGGGTTAAACTCATGGAAGATTTCCCTAAGGAGCATATTATTTCTAGAGTTGTAAAGGTCTTTATAGGTGAAGATACTCATTAGTTAAACAATCCCCAGATAATCATTAGTGGTGCCAGTGGTCCAAGAGGGATAGGTCTCTTGTGTGGGTCTAGCTCCTTACGCCATTCTCTACGAGTGGAATCAATGTAGAGGCCGTTGTCTTTCAGGACTACGTGTCTAGGGATGAGACCATTCGAAGGAGACCAGACAAGCTTTAGGGAGAACATGGACTTCAGGATAGCTCTAAGCCAGCCGTAGCGAATCAGGAGGATCGTAAAGGCAAAGTCGTCGCAGTCACCTGTCTTAGACTTACGGATATCCCTGAAGCCATCCCCAGTGCGGCCTTTGTCGTACTTGAAGTCTTTGAGGAACTCTGCTTCGGTCATGGTTCACCTTAAATTTAATATTCTGTAATTCTAACATATTGAGAAGGCTAAGTCAAGCATTATTTCACAAGTAACTAGACAAGAAATGATAAGTGTATGTTTTCTATAGAAACAAATATTTGTACCTTTGGTACTTGAAATTAGACAAAATAGTACTATATATACTATAAGGTATACTTATAGCTAGCTCTAAGGTACTACCTTCCGTAGGAATAACTATAAAGAACTAACTTAAGCTACCTTAAGGGTAGTACCATAGGGTATAGCATTAAGGGGCTTTATGATAGCTTCGTAAGAATAAGAGGTACTAACCTACGTAGTAGCATAAAGTATAGCATAGAG